CTTCCCCGTCAATTTTGTGAAACAGGGGATTGGGTGCATCTTCAATCGTTGCCCAAACAAATTCGCTGTGTTCGTCATTTAATTCAGGTTTAAATTCACCATCATTACATCCAAACAAACGAACTTTTCCATCTTCATAAATCAATTGAAGTCCAGTTTCAGGAACGTGCATTGTTTCTTCACGGGATTCACGAATAGCACCTTCAATTGCTGATTCGCCTTCTTCAACGTGACCGCCAGGAAAGCCCCAAGAATCATCTTTGGTACGTTTTAACCAAAGGATTTTGTCATCATCTGTATAAACGATAAACGCAACAATCTTAGAATCAGGTTCTTCTTTTAAATCACGCTTATGTGACTCATGTTCTGTTTCGGTTTCTTCTTCATCAACCGCAGCGCATTTACGAGCATTTTGATAAGATGCAGCAATAGATTGATTAAGCGGATGCCCAGCCTTAACCATCTCACGGATATTTTCTTGAATTATTTTCTTGCTACATCCTTCTAATAAAGGCATAATGTTCCTTTCTTAAGAGGCATTTTATGAATAAATGTATTGTATGTGACAAAGAGTTTCCTCTCAAATATAGAAGCAAGGGAATTAAACAAGTTTGCTGTTCTAGAGCTTGTTCCTATAAACATCGTGGTGATAAAGAGGTTATTTGTAAAACTTGTAAAAAACCTTTTAGAGCGCATGGACTTAGACAATATAAAGAATATTGCTCTCTTGCTTGCGTTCAAAGGGAGCCTTGCCAAACTTGTGGAGAAATAATTACTGGTAGAGCAAAGTTTCAAAGTGGAGAAAGAAAATTTTGTTCTAGAAAGTGTGCAGGAATTTCTCGAATCATTAATGGTAAAGCAAAAGTTCATTACATGGCAAATGGATTTGCTCAAACTATTAAAAAGTTTGGAAAAATATGTTGTGAAATTTGCAATCAATCTAATATTGATTTTCTTGTTGTTCATCATATAGATGAAAATAGAAAAAATAATGAACCAAACAATCTTCAAACACTTTGTGCAAATTGTCATCATCAATTGCATTGGAAAAATTCTCGCAATAGAATTAATAATATTGAAAAAGCTAAATTTATTGCCAATAATTTCACAACCCGATTTTAATGGCATTTTAAATCACCCTACCTGTTTGAAATGGAATATTAGTAACATTTAAAATAACAGTGGCTTCTCTAGTGTTGCTTTCGCTTGTAACAAATAAAGGGCGGATTGTGTAAAATTGATTTGTCGCACCTGAAGGAACTGTACCGCCTGAAATTTGAACTGAAATTACTTTACCGATTTCTGCTATCACCCCATCAGGAAAGGTTACTGGTACGCTATTAATTGCTGGACCTGTAATAGTCAAACCTGTTTGGTCTGAAGTAATAGATGTAATGGACGTAATAATTTCATTAGGGTCTAAGATATGGGTACAATCAATATCGTACCAAATTACTTCTGTCGTTCTTTTCTCTAAAATGTAATTATTCATTTACAGTCCAATAATCCTGTCTAGGTGATACAGTCCAATAATTATTTCTTTGTTCTACATTCCAATTTGTTGCTCTTGGATTTAATGCCCAATAATCTAAACGTTTTTCTATTTCCCAATAATCTGCTCTTGGCGAAACGTGCCAAACTTTATCCGACAAATTAAAGATAGGAGCGCAAGTATAAATATCTACTGCGTTACCTTGTTCTACGACTGTAACTATGACATAAGTAGTTTCATTAATAAAATCTTGAGCAACAGCTTTTTCCGTAACAGAAACGGCTACTAAAATTAATGCAGATTGTAAGTCTTGTGCATTTTCAATTTCAGCAACAAATACTGGTGCAATAATACCGCTATTTGTAACATCTTGAGCATTAGCAGATTCAGCCATTGCAATATAAGCAGACATTTGCTCAGAAACTGCATCTGAAGCTAATCCTGATTCAACAATAGAAACAAATGCAGATGCTAATGCCGATTGTGTGCTTTGAGCATTTCCAGTTTCGTTAATAACTAAATAAGCAGTTATAAATTGAGATACTGTATCTTGTGCATTTGCAGCTTCTGTTATAGAAGCCTGTGCAATCATATTTTCAGATTGTGTAGATTGTGCGTTACCAGCTTCAGATTGAGTTACACCTGCCGACATAGTTTCGGATTGTGTAGATTGTGCATTTCCTGTTTCGCTAACGCTTACTGCATCAACAGCGTTTTCTGAAACCGTATCTTGAGCATTAGCCGTTTCTGCATCTGTCAATGAAGCTGTCATTGCTTCAGATGTCGTATCTTGTGCTAATCCTGATTCTGAAATGCTTAAACCAGCCGTCATACTTTCAGACTGATTGTCTTGAGCATTACCCATTTCGTTTACGAAAAGATTGGCTGACATCGTTTCAGATTGAGAATCTTGAGCTGAACCTGTTTCTGAGACAGTAACGGGTGCACTCATAGATTCCGATTGAGAATCACTAGCATTTCCGTTCTCAGTAATTGTTGCAGAAGCAGTCATATTTTCAGAAACTGTGTCTACCGCATTTCCTGTTTCTGATTGCACTACGGAAGCAGACATAGTTTCTGATTGTGTATCAGTTGCATTTCCAGCTTCTGATATTGTTACTGCGTCTACCGCATTTTCTGACTGTGTTGCAACTGCATTTCCTGCTTCTGTCACATTAACAGGAGCAGACATTGCTTCTGAATTTGTATCTAGCGCATTTCCTGTTTCATTAACAGTTGCGCTTGCTCTCATATTTTCTGATTGAGAATCTTGAGCATTACCAGCTTCATTTACAGTTATTGGAGCAGACATGACTTCTGAGTTCACATCTGCTGCATTTCCTGTTTCAGATACTGTTACAGGTGCAGCCAAACTTTCGGATTGCGTGTCACTTGCGTTTCCTGCTTCAGTTATTGTTACTGAAGCAGACATATTTTCGGAAGTAGTATCGGTTGCATTACCACTTTCGGAAATTGTCACTCCAGCCGTCATATTTTCAGACTGTGCATCTTGAGCATTAGCAGTTTCAGAAACAGCAGGATTTGCAGCCATCGTTTCTGATTGTGTTGCTTGAGCATTACCAGTTTCTGTGACAGTTACTGGAGCAGCCATAGATTCGGATTGAGAATCGACTGCATTACCTGATTCAGAAATAATTACAGGAGCGTTCATTGCTTCAGATTGATTATCTAAAGCATTGCCTGTTTCTGTTACGGCTACGCCAGCAGACATAGACTCAGACTGAGTATCTGTTGCACTAACAGTTTCATTAACTGTTGCTGAAGCAGACATAACTTCGGATTGTATATCTACAGCATTACCCGATTCAGAGATAACTGTAGGAACTCTAACAGATTCTGATTGTGTATCAATTGCGCTACCAGCTTCTGTGATAGAAACTGGAGCTGACATTGATTCTGATTGTGTATCGACTGCATTTCCTGTTTCCGAAACAGTTACACTAGCAGATATTGTTTCTGATTGGCTATCTTGAGCATTGCCAGCTTCTGTGATTGAAACAGCGTCAACAGAATTTTCGCTAACAGTATCTTGTGCGTTACCGCTTTCAGATATAGAAGCTGAAGCCGTCATTGATTCAGATTGACTATCAACTGCATTTCCTGTTTCCGTTATGGTTACAGGCGCAGTCATCAATTCTGATTGTGTATCTACTGCATTTCCAACTTCACTTATATTAACTGCATCTACTGCATTTTCTGATACAGAATCTACAGCATTACCCGCTTCAGTTATTGCATTCGCATAAACTAATATTAAGTTTCCTGCAATTGCATTGCTTGAAAACGGGTAATTTCCAAACATTATTTACTCATTAAGCAGCAGGTGTGCTTGTATCTTCAATAGTTGTTTCGGCAGGAGCTTCAGTTGGATTAAGAGCATTATAAGCAGCTTCAACTGCTTGCAATTGAGCAACAGAAGATTGTTGTAATGCAATTAATAAATTAGCTGTTTCACCTGAAGGCTTGCTACTTACATATTGTAATAGTGCATAAACTAAACCAGCAGGAAGTGAAACTGGCTGGTCGGTAAAAATTTCATTTGGATTCATTTAAAACTCCTTAATTTATAAAGTTAATAACCTAAATAGATTACAAGTCCGATTATACCACCTAAAGATGTAGCTACCCAATCCCATACGTCAGGTGTGTGCTTGTCTTGATGGAAATAGTCATAAACTTCTTTTAAAAAGCCTACAACAACAGCTAATAAAAGACCGTAGCCAAACAATTGACCGATAGCGAATAGAATAACACCACCAAGAGTATGAAAGACTTTATCAGCAGGAATTGCGTTTAAAAACGCTAATATCTTCTCAATCATGCTGTTGCCCAAGGTAGTGGTGGAGTTACTACTGGTGGGTTAGCTAAGTTAGTTACTTGCTGTGTCACAGCAGCTTCAGCGGCAGTTTTATCTACAGACTTCCACACCCAGCCTAATACTTGGTCTTGCGTCAAGTTAGCATAAGGTGTGAAAGCGGGGTCACCTGCTTGTGGTGGTATTAATGTTGCTGTGTTGTAGATGTTAGATGTGTAAGTGCCATCTGTACCTTCTAAATTCCAACCTACAGTTAATACGACTTCACTAAAGCCGTTAATCTCTTGGGTTGAAGTTTGCATCCATTGGATAGTCCATGTTGTCGTTGTTGCCATTATTTAGCTCCTAATTGTGCTTCTAAAGCGGTTACTTTAGCTGATAATTCTTGGATTGATTTAATTAGCATAGGTACAAACACAGAGTATTTAACTGATTTAGTTTCTGTACCTAACGCATTACCTTCTTTATCTACATCTGGAGAGATATCAATCATTGATGGGAATACTTCTTCTAACTCTTGAGCAATAACACCAATTTGTTTAATTTCTTCACCAATTAAGTTGTAATTGCGAACTTTAACTTTAAGCAAGTCATCAAGTTTTGGAGTTGCATCAACAATATTTTCTTTTAGTTTAATATCAGAAATAGCACCATAACTGTTATTTCTATTAACTATGTTGCCGTTTGAATAAATAATAGCATTTGTTGCTGTATTTCCAGATGAATATACAAATAATGCTTGTTGAGTAGTGTTGTTTGCAGCGACATCAATTTCAACTCCTGCTGCTGTTGTGGATGTAGTATTAAAGTTACAAATTTGTCCTGTAGATGCTGCAACTATTTTTGCACCCCATACATTTGTTGTAATCCCCACCAACAAATTTCCACTATTATCTAGTGTCATTGCTTGGGTGAAGGTGATAGCATTTCCTGCTGTGCCTGATGGGGCGTTATACCAACGATGTTGGCCTGCAATTTGAGTATTTAAAGTAGCATAATCAGAACCAATATAATAATACCCACCATTATAGGTAGAGTTATAAGATAGTTCAGTTCTGTCACTAGCGCCGCCAGATAATTGACTTCTTTTTATTTGTGCATTTGTCCAGCTACTACCACTAGGAGTTACACCAAGACCTAGATTGCCTGATGTATCTAAATTCATTGCAATAGCAAGCGTAGGATTAGAACCAGCACCCCAAAAATGCGATGTAGCTAAATATGTTTGTGGAGTCCATGCAGCGCCACTTCTATTGTATGAATAAACAGCAGGCCCTGTTGCTAACCCTGTGTATGAAGGAACAAACTCCATACCTGCAGCACCAGCATTAGAAACTACAAATTTATTTTGAGGACTACTTGTACCAATACCTAGATTGCCTGATGAGTCAATAGTAGCTCTAGTAACATTATTGGTGAAAATTTGGAAGTTTGTTGCGTTTGATGTACCAATTACGCCAGCATAAGCAGAACCATTAAATGCTGTACCAGCGTTATTATCAACACCCCAATATAAAGAACCACCAGAATTATTTATTAAAGCTGCATTATATGCAGTAGATGATGTTGTAGAACCTAAACTAAAAGCATTACCAGCAGCAGCAATACTTAATTTATAACTTGGACTAGCAGTACCAAGACCCAAATTACCATTGCTTAACAACGTCATTAAACTCGTAGAACCTACACCGCCATTGTACCAAGTAAATCCGTCAGCAGTGCCTACAGAAAAGCGACCATTGCCAGTGACATAATCCATGACAATTCCGTCTGTAAATGTGCCTTGAAACGAACTTGGCGCATAGATTAAATCTTGTGTGACTACTTTTGTAGCAGGATAATCTACCCAAACGTTTTGAGTACCGCTTGTAAATGCAACTAAGGAACCGCCATTTGATGAAGCTAATACAGTGGTACGAACAAGCGTAATACCGCCTGAACCGATTGTACCAATACCTACTTCCCAGTTAGTGCCATATTGGTCAGCAATAACGTAGTAACAAGTATTATTTGCACCAATAGATGATGAGAAAGATTTATAGCCTGTAACAGCACCTAAAAGATTAACCGTACCCGTTCCTGGTGAAACGCAGGTTTCCTGAACTCTATCAGCGACAACAAATGACATGATGTATTCCTAAATAATTAAGCTAATTGTGATTGTGCGAAATAACGAGATTGTTCGTTACCATCAGCATCAGTAAAATTAACTAGAACTAAAACTTCGCCTGTTTCTTGGTCTAATGAAAAACCACCAACTGTACCCTCAATTGGAGCTGGCAAAACTTGCGTAACTGTTTGACCTTTAGTAAACATATTGATTCCTTATAGTGATAGGCTGTAAGTAACTTGAACAACGTTACCTGAATTGACAGGTTGGTCACCGCCAGTAAATAAACCAGCAGAAAGCAATGTGCCTGAAGTATTTAAAATAGTTGTCACTGCGCCAGTACCGTAAACAATAAATGCGCCTTTTAATGTACCTGCGCCAGTCATTGTGAATGAAACAGCAGCACTTGTAGAAATAGCACCAGCAGAAGCAGTGCCAAAGCTAGGAGCAATACGAGCAGCAAATGTAGGAGCGTTAGTAGTACCAGCTTCAGTCCAACCACCATGAGAAGCCATTGTATCGCCAGCAGCAGGACCAGTAGTATAAGATACAGATGAAATCATACCCATGTATGGACCAACTACAGTGTAGCCTGAGCCAGTTAATGCTGTTTGAAGCATTAAGTTTTTACCTACAGTTGCTACTACGTTATGAACTGTATCTTCCCAAAGCAATGGACCACCTTCGTATTCAAAGCACTTGAAAGTGTAAACACCTTCGGCTTGGCAAGATTCACCCATACCAGCTAAAGAGCTGATAGAAGCGTTTGCTGATTCAACAGCGTTTAATTTATCTTTCATGTTTATTCCTCTAAATCAAAATTAATGACAGGCTTACAAATACAACGACAATTTGGTAAATCACCAGGAAGTCCATGAACATCCTCACCATACATTACACCAATAAACGGAGGGTCATCGAAAGAATACTCGTTCCCACTCATTCGCTTGTGCAATTCACGAGGCTCTTTGCCACCACCTGAATGAATCCAAATGAACTTTTTAACACCCAAAGTCTTTAGTCTAGTTGTATTAATAGACTGATAAGCCTTACGAGTTTGGTCTAAAGCAACAAGCCTTGCGTGTCTTATGTTGCCTTTATATTTCTTCGTTAGGAAAGGAACTAAATCTTCCATCCCTTTGCCTGTTGTAATGGAGCGCATTACCTGACCTTGCACTTCATTCAAGAACTTATAAGGTATGATTTTAATCAAGTTT